GCTGCGGCTGCGCCCGCGGTGATGGCCGATGGATACCAGTTTTTCAAGGACCAGGCCGCAGGCGTGCGTGTGCTGCTGCCGGTGGTGGAAGTGGAGGTGGCCCATGCATGAACCTGCTGCCGACTTCGTGGTGCAGATCCATTCGGCCCTGGCTGTGCGCTATGGCCGCCGCTGGTTGGCGATGTGGGCCGGGCTGGACATGGAGCTGGTGCGTGCCGATTGGCGCCGCGTGTTGCGCGACTACTCGGGTAACCCTGCTGCTGTGATGCACGCGCTGGACAACCTGCCTGAACAGGTGCCCACGGCGGTGGACTTCCGCACGCTGTGCGCTGCCGGGCCACGGCCTGCATACCAGCCGCTGCCCAGGCAGGCCACCAGTGAGGCGGGCAAGGCGGTCATGCGCGATCTGCTGGCCCGCCTGCGCGCGCCGGCTGCTGGTCCATCGAAGGCATGGGCCGATGTGATTGCTGATCGCGTGGCGCGCGGTGAGTATGTGTCGCTCGCTGCACGCGAGGCAGCGGCGGCCGTCCGCGCGCGGCGCCACGGCCAAGGGGCGGTCGAGTGATGCGCCCCCCCCATCGCGGGTCCTTCCCGGCTGCCCCTCATAAGGGTAATTCGCACCCCAGTTTTTCTCTAGTTGCCTGTGGGCTCAAGGGGTAAGTAAGCATGCGGGTGAAGGGGCAGGAGCAGATTGCGGCGTTGTTTGGCGTAGCGCCGAAGACCATTACCGAGTGGCAGGTGCTCGGGTTTCCGGTGGCGTTCCAGGGTGGCCCGGGCGTTGCCAGTGAGTACGACGCACCAGCGTGCGTGCAGTGGCTGGTAGCGCGCGAGGTGCGCAAGGTGCAGTCTGAATCCCCCAAGGACCGGGTGCTGCGCCTGCAGGGCGACAAGCTGGAGCAGGAGATGTTGAAGGACGCGCGCCTGCTGATACCCGCCGATGAGGTGGAGCCACTGTGGGCCAGCGCCGTACTCAACGCCCGAGAGTACCTGATGGGCGAACCCACCCGCCTGGCTTCCCTGGCCATCGGATTGGACAAGCCAGCGATGGAAGAGCTGCTGCGCACGACGTTTACAGAGTTCCTGGGGCGCCTTGCGAACTGGCGGGCCGCCGACGATGAGGCCGAGGACGCCGAGGACGAAGGCGACGAGGACGAAACCGCATGAACTACGCTGAGTCCGCTCACGACCACGAGGGCAGGGCAACAGCCGCCCTCCGGGCGATGCATGCCCGGGTGTGGCGCCGGCTCAAGCCTCCGCCGTTCATCAGCGGGGCCGTGTGGGCGACAAAGTACCGCGTGCTCAGCAATGAAGAATCCGCGTTGCGCGGCCGGTTCAGCTGGGATGTGTCGCCGGCGCTGCGAGGCATTGCCGAGGCTGCCACCATGCCCACCACGCGCAAGATCGTGGTGCAAAAGAGCGCTCAGGTCGGATACACGGTCGGTATCGTCTGCAACATCATCGGCTACCACATCCACTACCGGCCCAGCGTGATCGTGGCTGCGTTCCCCCGCACACAGGCCGCGAAGGACTTCGCCAGCGAGAAACTGGATCCGATGCTCAGGGCGTGCAAGGTGTTGCGCACCCGCATTAACCTCAAGAGCCGCGCCGACGGCAACAGCTTGCTGCGCAAGCGGTTCCCGGGTGGCCTGGCCAAGCTGGTGGGCACGAACAGCCCGAGTGATGTGAAGTCCACCAGCGCCCGCGTGGTGGTTGTCGAGGAGCCCGACGACGCCTCCACTGACGTGCGCGGTCAGGGCAACTCCATCAAGCTGTTGGAGGAGCGCGTCAAGACCTACGGTGACCACCTGATCCTCATCGGGGGCACGCCCACTGCCAAAGATGCCAGCGCCGTAGAAGCGGAGATGCGAAAGACGGACAAGCGCTACTTCCACGTGCCGTGCCACTCCTGCGGCGAGACCCACGTGCTGAGCTGGGACCATGTCACCATCCCAGAGGATGAAGACGCGGCGCCCCGCGAGATCTACGGCCGCCACCAGCACGAAAAAGCCTACTACACCTGCCCGCACTGCGGCACCACGTGGACGGATGATGAGCGCATTGCCAACCTGCGCCGGGCCGAGCGCGACGGGGGAGGGTGGGTGCCCACCGCGCAGAGCTCCATCCCCGGCTTTTACCTCAACGAGTTGTTGAGCACGTTCGATGAATCGCGCGTGCCTGTGCTGGCACGGAAATATCTCGAGGCCAAACATAAGGTGGACCAGGGCGACCCAGCCGACATGATCGCCTTTTGGAATTCCACGCTGGGCATCACCTGGGAATACCGCGGCGAGCTGCCAGAGGAAGACACCCTGCGCAAACGGGCGGAAGACTACAGGGAGTGGACGTGCCCTGTGGGAGGCCTGGAAATCTTCGCAACGGTGGACGTGCAGCACGACCGCCTGGCCGTCACCGTGTGGGCCTTCGGCCGCGGTGAGGAAATGTGGCTGGTGCACTGGGGCGAGCTGTACGGCCAGACCGTGGTGGCACATGCGGGCGCGTGGTTGGAGCTGGAAGCCCTTCTGGCCCGCCGTGTTCGCCACGCCACCGGCGCGGCGCTGCCTATCACCGCTGCCGGCATCGACTGCTCCGACGGTCAGACCAGTGACGCCGCGTATGCATTCGTGCGCAAGCACAGCAAGCCCGAGCGCGAAGTTCTCGCCCTCAAGGGGGCACCCGACGCAGTAGGACGTGTCGAAATCTGGACCCCGCCGAAGAAGGTCGATCCAAACGGGCGCTCGACCAAAGCTTCGCGCGCCGGCGTGTCGGTGCACATCGTGGGTACCGCCAAGGCTAAAGACCTGATCCTGGGGTGGTCCGAGAACGCCGGGCGTGTCCGCCTGGAGGGCGAGGGCCCGGGCCGCATGCACTGGTTCGAAGGCGTGCGCGACGACTTCTACGAACAGCTCCTCAGTGAAATCAAGATCCCGGGCCGCAAGAACCCAGCCAAGCGCGAATGGAAGCCGCGCACCGACCGGCGCAACGAAGCGTTGGACTGCACCGTGTACGCGATCTACCTCTACCGGCACAAGCGCCTGCACCTGCGCAAGCCCGCCATGTGGGACGTGGTGGAAACGCGGATCCGGCAGGCGCCGCTGATGCTGGAGGAGGGTCAAGACGGCGTGTGGTTGCCAGAGCCTGAGCCGCAGCAGAAGGCGGCCGCGGGCTTCGAAAAGACCCCGGTGCTTGTAGACCAGAACCCAGATCAAACAAGCGCTGCAAGCTATAAAAATGATAGCGTCAAGGCGCCTACAGCGAGACCCTCGCGCGCGCCAGAGCCTCATAGCGCAGAAGACGACGACGTATTCGCACCCATCGGATTCAGATGACCAACACCACCACACCCGACGAACCCCGCGACCTGTTCAGCATCCTGGAGGCCGAAGCCCGCGCTGTAGCTGCGGCTTTTGGTGTGCCTACAGCCAACGAGCTTGCGGCGGCGCTGATTGATCGTGTGCACCTACGGCTGCAGGGCGACAGGATATGGGCGTCCAAGCGCAGCAAGCTGCGTCGGCAAGAGCTTTATGAGGCCATGGATCAAGCCTACCTTGGCAACAACCTTGTGGAGGTAGCGCGCCAGTTCGGCTACACCACGCGTCACACCTACCGCATCCTGAACAGAAGAAAGTGACATTTTCTGGCTGTAAATGTCACGCCCAACCCGGAATGATTCGGGTCCATGGGTATCTACAGCCACCACACCGTTGATGAACTGCAGGCGATGCGAACTCGCCTCAGCGCATCGCTGATGGACAGGCTGACCAAGCCCACCAGCATTGGCCACAGCGGGGGCAATGGCGCAAGCCGAAACGCTTCCTACGCCCAAGACACCGACAAGATCAAGCGCGAGATCGAGGCCATTGGCGCTGAGATCGATCGCCGCTCGGGTGTCCCCGCATCGCGCGGCCCAATCTACATCGTCTGAGGCGGAGCAGGATGACCAAGCGCCGCAGCAACCCGCAAGCCCGTCATGCACACGGCCTTTCAGCTGCTTCCGTACGGGCGGGAACTGGTAGCGCCTCGATGGCTGCGCACAGCGGGGCAGGTGGTGGCAGTGATGACCTCGCAATGTACGACTGGAACCCGCAGCGCGGCAGTGCAGACGCCGATCTGCTGCCTGACCTGGGCACCCTCACCGCTCGCAGCCGTGACCTCGGTCGAAACAACGGCTTGGTGGCTGGCGCCAACCAGACTTACCGCGACAACATCGTCGGTGCCACGCTGCGACTGAGCTGCATCCCTGACTACCGCCTGTTGGGCTGGCCTCGGGAGCAAGCGCGCGAGTGGGGAAACCTGGTGGAAGCCAAGTTCCGCAGCTGGGGCGACACCCCCGAGTGTCACGCCGGCCGCAAGCTCAATCTGCTTGGCCTGACGCTGCAGGCGCTCGGCGGCGCCATGAGCAACGGCGATGCGCTGGCCTTGCCATTGTGGCTGCCGCGCCCTGGCAGTCGCTGGAACACCCGGCTGATGATGATTGAAGCCGACCGCCTCAGCACGCCCCACGGCATGGAGCATCGCGACGACATTCGCGGCGGCATCGAGTTTGACCAATATGGCGCGGATGTGGCCTACCACATCACCAAAAAGCACCCTGGAGACATGCTGGCCATGGGCTACTACGGCGCCGTCTCATCGGCCGCCATGCAGTGGGAGCGCATCCCAGCCTTCACTCCTTGGGGGCGCCGTCGCGTCATCCATCTGGCCGACCATGAGCGCTCGGGCCAGTCGCGCGGCAAGCCGATCATTTCGGCCGTCATGCGCGAATTCCACATGGCTGGCAAGTATTCGTCCAACGAGCTCGAATCCAGCGTTGCCAGTTCGCTGATCACCGCCTTCCTCGAATCGGACCTGGATCCAGAGTCGGCCGCTTCGCTGTTTGGTGATGACCCGCGCGGCGCCTGGAAGGCATCGCTCGCCGAAGGCCGCAGCAGCCTGCGCAAGATGAAGGGCGGCGCCGTAGTGCCTCTGCCCGCTGGCGCGCGTCTGAGCGCCTTCAATCCCGGCCGGCCCAACCCGGCCTTCGAAGCTTTCATGCTTGCGGTGCTGCGCCACATCGCCGCGGGCATGAACATGCCCTACGAGCTGCTGCTGAAGGACTTCTCAAAGACCAACTACAGCAGCGCCCGCGCCGCACTGCTCGAGGCCTGGCGCTACTTCAATGGTCGCCGCCGCTGGCTGTCGGACCACTGGCTGCGTTGCATCTACGAACTGTGGTTCGAGGAGGCCGTCAACGCGGGCGAGATTGAGGCCCCAGGCTTCTACGAAAACCGGTATGCCTACCTGCGCTGCCGCTTCATCTTTGGTGGCCGTGGTTGGGTGGATCCAGTCAAGGAAGCCACCGCCAGCGTCATGCGCATGAAGGCTGGCATCACCACGCTGGAGCACGAATGCGCAGAGCAGGGCACCGACTACGAAGAGGTGCTTGACCAGACCGCAGTGGAAGAGGCCATGCGCAAGGCGCGGGGCCTGCCCAGCTTGTACGCCGACCAGATGGTGGTCCACCTGAACAACGGCGACGACGACGAAAAGGCCTCTGGCCAGAAGTCAGCCGCCACCGAGGAATCCGCATGAACTTCGCCCACCTCAACGCCCGCATTTTCAACACGCCTTTGCTGGTGCATCCCGGCAAGCTGGATGCGCTGATCGCTGGATTGGGTGGCCGCCTGTTGGGTGGTTCGCTGGAGTTTGCCCCCGCTGCGCTGCAGGAGGGTCTGACGCCAGAAATGTTCAGTACTCGTCGCGCGACCGCGCGTGGCGACGAGGGCTATGCCATTACTGAGGGCGTTGCCGTGGTGTATGCCAGTGGTGCCCTGGTGCACCGCAGCCGCGTGGATGCGGACAGCACGTACCTGTTGGGATACAACGAACTCGCCCGCCAGGTCGAAGCCGCCCAGGCTGATCCCGAAGTGCATGCCGTTCTGCAAGTTTGGGACAGCCCTGGTGGCGAAGTGGCGGGTGCCTTTGAAAACGCCGACCGCATGTTTGCCCTGCGCGGCGCCAAGCCCATGTGGTCGATTGCCGACAGCATGGCTGCTTCTGCAGCCTACCTCGGGGCGTCTGCTTTTGAGCAACTGGCTGTGACGTCCACCGGCTACGTGGGCTCCATCGGCGTAGTGATGCGCCATGTGGACTTTTCCCGCGCTCTGGACAACGAAGGCATCAAGGTTACGCACATCTTCGCTGGTGATCGCAAGGTGGATGGCAACCCATACGAACCCTTGCCCAAGGACGTGCAGGCCAAGTTTCAGGACGAGATCAACGGCCTGTACACCATGTTTGTGGACGCTGTGGTTCGTCAACGTGGCATGTCTGCGGAAAGCGTCCGCGCCACCCAGGCCGCCGTCTATCGCGGTGTTTCGGCTGTGTCCATGGGCCTTGCTGACCGCGTGGCCACCACCGATCAATTGATTTCCGAATTGGCCGCGATGCGCTCGCGGTCGTATCCCGCCGGGCCCAGTGCCCGATCCACCGCCAACAAAACAGGAGAAACCATGTCTGGCACCACCAACCAAGCCCCGGCGGGCGCAGCTGCAACCGCCCAGGCCACTCTCACGCAAGCCGATATCGACAGCGCGCGGGCTGAAGGCCATGCCGCTGGCGTCGCGGCCGAACGTGCCCGCACGTCCGCCATCCTTGGCCACGAAAAAGCGGGCGGCCAGGCTGCACTGGCCCTGCAGTGCGTATCGCAGGGCCTCAGTGCCGAGCAATCCGCCGCCATTCTGGCTGCCGCCCCGGTCGCTGCGTCCGCCAAGGCTGCAGGCGCCGACTTTGCCGCAGCTATGGCCGCCGTGGGCAATCCGGCTGTGTCTGGTATCGAAGCCAGCGCAGGCGGCGGCGACGAAGCCGCTTTGGCCGCGCAGATCCTGGCCCTGAAGTAATTCAGCCAGGCCCCCCTTCCGAAACTACAGGAGCGCACACCATGAATCGCGCAAGCTTCTCTTCTTCCGACCTGGCGGTGGACAACCTCATCGCTGGCAATGCCCATCTTCTGCTGGGCAAGCAAATCACCCTGGCAGCTGGCGCGGTGTACCCGCGCGGCGCCGTGCTGGGCAAGCGCTCGCTGGGTGCCGCCAACGCGGGCTTCGTCGGCACGGGCAATGGCGCCTTGACGCTGGACGCCACCACGCCGCTGCTGGCAGGTGCCAAGGCGGGTGCCTACACCATCACCTGCATCACTGCAGCCTCCAACTCCGGCACTTTCCGCGTAGAAGACCCCAACGGCGTGGTGCTGGGCGATGTGGCCGTGGGTGCCACCTTTGCCGACCAGATCAAGTTCGTCATCGCCGATGGCGCCACCGACTTCATCGTGGGTGACAAGTTCACCGTCACGGTTGCCGCCGGTACCGGCCAGTACCTCACCAGCGTCGCTGCCGCGGTGGACGGAAGTGCAGAGCCTGATCTGGTGCTGTCCGAAACCGTGGATGCCACCTTGGCAGCCAAGCCCGCCATGGCCTACAAGCGCGGCGACTTCAACGCCAGCGCGCTCACCTTCGGTGCGGGCCACAGCGCCGCCACCGTGGCCGAAACCCTGCGTAGCAAGGGCATCGCCATTCTGTAACGCGCGCCGCAAAAAACGCCGCAACCAGCTCAGCAACCCCACCCATTCAACGAGGCCACACCATGGACATCTTTACCACTGGCGTACTGACGCGCGTTGTGCAGGCTCTGCCCCTGCCCGCGCCGTTCATCCTGAACAACTTCTTTGGCGAGATTCAGACGGAGACGTCCGAAGAAATCCACTTCGACGTGAACAAAAATCGCCCCCGTCTGGCGCCGTTCGTCTTGCCCACGGTGCCTGGCCGCGTGGTCAGCAGCAAGGGCTACCAGACCTCCACCTTCAAACCCGCCTATGTGAAGGACAAGCGCGTCTTCACCCCCAATCGCGCCCTCAAGCGCGCGGCGGGCGAGGCCATTGGCGGCAACCTATCGCCTGAGCAGCGCATGCAGCTCTTGCTGCGCCAGGACTTGCTGGACCAGCTGGACATGCTGACCCGCCGCCAGGAAGTGATGGCCATCGAAGCGCTGGTAACCGGAAGCGTCACCGTGAAGGGTGAGGACTACCCGGAAACCGTGGTGGACTTCGGGCGCCACGGCGATCTCACCGTGGAGTTGACCTCCGGCGACCGCTGGGGTGAGTCCGGTGTGGATCCGCTGGACGATATCGAGGCCTGGTCCCTGGATGTTTCCAAGCACTCCGGCGCGGCGCCTAACACCTTGGTGATGGACCTCAAGGCCTGGAAACTGTTCAGCGCAAGCGAGCGCGTGCAAAAGCTTCTGGATCGCTTCCGCGGCTCCGACACCCTGGCCAGCACCGTGGCGGGCGATGGCGCCAAGTTCATGGGCAACATCGGCGATTACGACGTGTGGGTGTATTCGGGCTTCTACGAAGACCCCGAAACCGGCGATCTTGTCCCATTCCTGGCGGACCACACGGTCATCCTCACCAGCAAACAGGTGGAAGGCGTGCGCGCGTATGGTGCCATCCATGACGAAGCGGCCGGCCTGCAGGCTTTGCCCTACTTCCCCAAGTCCTGGCTGGAGAACGACCCTGGCGTGCGCTACCTGCTGATGCAATCGGCCCCCCTCACGGTGCCGTACCGCGTCAACGCTAGTCTGGCCGCCACTGTTCGATAAGGCGCGCAACCGTGGTCGCTACGCCCTTCGCCCAAGCCATTGCCGACCTCGGCAACGAGGTCGAGTCCATGCTTGCCAACGCCACCGCCACGTACCAAGGCGGCGAGCCCTTCGGCGTCATCCTTGACCGCAGCGCGTCCGACCCGTTCGGCGCTGCGGTGGATGCGGCGCAGATCACGGTGGCGTACTGCGTGGCCAACACGCCGGGCGTGCGCGAGGGCAGCGAACTGGTGATTGGCGGCGTGGCACACAAAGTGGCCGGCCCGGTGCAGCCCGATGCGGGCGGCTGGGTGCAGCTCATCGTTTACCCCAAGGCGTAGCCGACCATGCTGGCGCTAACCGCTCCCCTCAAAGCCCGCCTGCAGGCGCTGCCCCAGCTCACCGGCTGGGCGGTCCGCACGGGTACCGAGGATGCAGACCGCCGCGATGTGCCTGCCGCCGATGTGCGCTGTGCAGGCGCCACGGTGGCTGACAGCAAGGCTGGGGCGGTGATGGTGGCGCCGGTGTGGCGTTGCGTGCTGGTTGTGCCGCGTGGCACTGCCGCGCCCGAGCAGCTGGATGCTGCCATGTCGGCAGTGATCTGCGCGCTTCATGGCTGGAAGCCCGGCGAGCACGGCGGGCGCGGCTGGGAGGCGCTGACCCTCGCGAGTATCACCGAGGCCATGTTTGAAGACGTGGGCCTGGTGGGCTACGAACTGACCTTTGCAACTGCAGCACGCTACATGAGCGGGCAGCGGTAACCCTCAATTTTCACCATCGGAGACCATCATGGCCCTGGTTCACGAAGAACAAAAGTACACCATCCCGCGCGGCCGCGCGTATTTCGACCCCGAGGACGCCAATGGCGAGCTGACGGGCGAGATTGCGTTCGGCAACTGCCCAGAAATCACGGTCACGATTTCGACCGAAAAGGCGGAGCATTTTTCGTCCATGACGGGCCTGCGTGAAAAAGACGCGTCCGTCGTGGTGCAGATTGATCGCACCGGCACGCTGGTGTGCGACAACATGAAGGCCGACAACTTCGCTTTGTGGCTGTCTGGTACCAAGACTGCGATGAGCCAGTCGGCGGTGGCCGTCACCGGCGAGATGCGCACCGTGACGCCGGGCCGCTTTTACCAGCTGGGCGCCACCACGGCAAACCCGCTGGGCGTGCGCAATGTGACCGCCGTAACCGTGAAGAACGAAGACGGCACCGTTACCTACGACGCCGGCGACGACTACAACGTGGACCCGGAAACCGGCCGTGTGCAGATCGTTGTCGGAGGTGCCATCACTGCGGGCCAAGAGGTGCAGTTTGGCTACACGCCAGTGGCTGCAAGCTTCGAGCGGGTTACGACCGGCTCGGCATCTGAGATCCGCGGCGCGCTGCGCATTGTGTCTGACAACGCCACAGGCGGGGATCGCGACTACTACATGCCCCGCGTCACGCTCACGCCTGATGGTGACCTGCCCATCATCGCCGAAGGCACCGATTTCGTGCAGCTCAGCTTCGGCCTGGAGGTGCTCAAGTCTGCCAACGCCGAAGCCATCTACTGCGATGGCCGCCCCGTAGCGTAACCAGCCACCCCACCCACGGCGCCCCGCGCCGTGCGCAACGCCTCCCTGTGCCGCTGCCCAAGCGGCGGCACATGAAGCCGCTGCATTGCCTAAACGGTCGCCACCACCACTCACCACGCCATGGCCTTCAAGCCCATTGAGATCCTGATCAACGCCAAGGACAACGCGTCCTCGGTGTTCACCAGCCTGCAGGCCAAGGTGGTGGCGGTGGGCACGGCCATTGCGGCCTACTTTGGCATCAGCGCCTTTGCGGGGGTGGTGCGCGGTGCTGCGGATCTTGAGCAGGCCATGAGCCGGGTGCAGGCGGCCACGGGCGCGTCGGCCGAGGAAATGGCGGCCCTGCGCAAGGCGGTAGAAGATGCGGGCGCGAACACCAAGTTCACCAGCACCGAAGCCGCTGGCGCGCTGGAAAACCTTGCCAAGGCGGGCCTGAATGCCAGCGAAGCCATCGAGACGCTGCCTGCCGTGCTCAACCTGGCGCAGGCCGGCGATATCGGCTTGGCCGAGTCCAGCGAGCTGGTCACCAAGGCCGTCATGGGCATGGGCCTGGCGTTCTCCGAGGCGGGCAGGGTGGCGGACGTGCTGGCCCTGGGCGCCAACGCCACCAACACCAGCGTGCTGGGCCTAGCGCAGGCGCTGAGTTACGCCGCTCCAGTGGCAAACAGCCTGGGCCTGAGCCTGGAGACCACCGTAGCCATCATCGGCAAGTTTGCCGATGCGGGCATCGATGCCAGCCGGGCAGGTACCGCGCTCAACAGCATCCTGAGTCAATTCAGCAACCCGGCCAGCAAGTTCCGCGAGGAGCTTATCGCCATCGGCATCACCACGGGCGACTTTGAAAAGGCGCTGCACCAGCTGGCAGAAGCAGGCCCCGCCGGGCAAAAGGCCATCCTGGCCGTGGGGCAAGAGGCCGGGCCCGCCCTGCGCGCGCTGCTCAACCAGGGCATGCCCGCGCTCGACCAGCTCAACGCCAAGCTCAAGGACGCAGCGGGCAGCGCCGCCGCCACGGCCAAGGTCATGCAGGACAACCTCAACGGTTCCCTGTCGGGCCTGGCGAGTGCGTGGGACACGGTCAAGAATGCCTTGGGCACGCCGGTTCTCCCGGTGCTCAAGCAGGGCATAGACCAGCTGGCCGCCGCCTTCCGCAGCGCTGTTGCGGACGGCACCGTCACCCGGTTTGGCGAGAGCATTGCTACCGCTTTCAAGACCGGCATCCAGTTCGTGCGCGACTTTCTGGCCACGGTGAATTTCACCGAGGTGGCGGCGCGCATGCAGGCGTTTGCCACCACTGCCAACGAAACGCTCACCAAGGTGGGCGAATACGCCACCAACGCGGGCAACACCGTCAAGCTCGCCTATGGGGTGATGAGTGCTGGCGTCAATGGTGTGCTCACCGCCATCTATGGCATCGGCAGCGTGTTTGCCGAAGTGGCCAGCACCGTGATGGAGGGTGTGGCCAAGCTGCGCGAGGGGCTGGCAGCCATCACCTTCGGGGGGGTGTCGGACAGCTTCAAGCTCGCGGCAGAGGACGCACGCAGCATGGCCGAAGGGTTTGGCGATGCTGCCCAAGCCATGCGCGACAAGGCTGCGCAGGCCCTGCAAGACACTGCAGCCGCCGCGCAGACCGCGCGCGACGGTTTCGAGGGGCTGGCCGGCGTCACTGCCGATGCCTCCAAATCCACGGATCTTTGGGCTCTGGCCGTTGCAAATGCGGCGGCGGAGATCGAGCGCGCCGGCAAAGCCCAGGCGCAGGCCAACGCACAAGCACAGGGCGCAAAGAAAGCGGCAGACGATCAGGCTGCGGCCGCCCGAGCGTCTGCGGAAGCGGTGGCCACCCTGCGCGCGGAGTATGACGCCCTGATCGCCAGCGGGAACCTGACCGAGGCCGGCAGGAAGCTGGAGGAAATCAACGACAAGCTGCGGGGCACGGCCAAAGCGGGCGCGGATGCTGCCGAGGCGCTGGAGGGGGCCTTTCGGAACCTTGGGATGCAGACCACCAAGGATCTGAATGACATGGCTGACAGAACGTCCAAGGCGTGGGACACCCTGACTGCCCAGGGTGTTCGCTCTGCCTCCGTCCTGCGCGAAGCCTTCGCCGCCTACGCCAACGCCGCCATGGCCGCCGCTGAGCGCCAGGGCGAAGCCGCCATGGCCACCACCCGCCA